ACCTGATTGCGCACATAGTGGCGGAGACGGTTCTCTTGTGCAATGGCCATTCCACGTCGGTGCTCTAATGCGATTGCGCGTCGTCTGCGCTGGTGCTCAAGAGCCATATCTTCGGGGCCCATATCATCGGCTGGCATCGGAGGGCCAGCAGCGTCCATGTCGGCACCCATGTCATCCATAGGGGCGCCCATATCGTCGCCCATAGCTTCAGCGCCTTCACCTTCGACCTCGATGGGTACTCCGGTTTCTTTCTGAATAGTGTCCGCAATTGCAGTAACTAGGCCTTCGATGTCAACGCCACTGGCGTCGGGCCCGTCCATTGGAGCGGGAAGCGCTTCGTCAGCCATATCGGCTGCATCGGCAGGAACATCACCTACAGGGTCTAAGCCCTCCGGGTCATCGTCCATAACTTCGCTTAGTCGGCCGGTCTTAGTAAGGGGTCGGCCCAGTGCGGGCACATTCGCCAGCTTCAAAAAGCGCTGAATCTGCGCCTCGGATAAAAGTGTTTTCTTGCTCATTTGATAATTGTCTCCTGTTTAAAGCAATTCCAGTCAGAAATAAATAGTTGCCCAATTCCTTAAATGCTGAAAATTATTTATTTATTGTAATTTGAATTTTAGTTTTTTTAGGGCCTTCTTTTCGATCTGCTGGATTCGTACGAAAGAAAGGCCTTCTCGTTCTGCGATCTGTCTGAGAGTCATGTTTCCGTTAGCGGCAATTGCAATATTTGCACAGTTGTAGTCCTCTTTAAAATCAATCCACATTCGGCACTCTTTAAACGGACATGCTATTTTGTGTTCCTGGCACTTTCTAGCGCATTCCTTTTTTGCTTTCCTGTTGAGATTCTTGATATTTTTCACTCCTGCTCCTCTGCAATTAAATCAAATATGCTCTCGACCTCATCTGCATCCAGAGCGTATGCTGCTGCGATGTTCCCGGCCATTTTTTCTTCTTTATATAGTTTCGTTCTGCGTGCTTTGCTTTTTATTAGCGATTTTCTTTCTTCAGCGTACCACTCCATAAATTTTTCGTCTCCGCGCACATACGCATCCAACACTGCGTTGAAAAACTTAGTTTGTGTGACCCCTTCACGATAAAGCTTTATTTTCAGATCTGCTTTGGTCTTTTCGTGGGTGAAAAATACAATGCGATCTTCTCGGTCTGTTTTCATGGCTTCTTTATTACGCCGGCGTCAATTAAGCGAATAGCCGTACGGCCGAAGAAGCCTTGCAGCGTCCACACAATCCCTGTGTCGACAAGATATTGCCATGCTGCAAGGTATTCCTCTTCGCTTTTCGGCTCAACATAACCTTCGGCGATGTCAATTGCTTGGCTCGTAGTCATGCCCTTCTCGCATTTGGCCATCGAGCCAAGATATGAGTAGCACTCTCAGATTGGCCAGCAACGGTCTGTTTGACAAACTTTGCTTTAGCTTGAAGTTCTGCCAAATTTCGCGCACCCGAATAAGAAAAGCCAGATCGAATTCCAAGCGACAAGGATTCCACTGTGTCTCTCAAGGGGCCCTTGGTCGGAATGACGGTTGCGATGCCCTCCACTGAGGCCGTTGCGCCTCGCCACTCAATCTGAGCCTCGGAGCTAGCCATGCCTCTGTAGGTTTTAAAACTCTGGCCAGACTTGTCATAGATTAGCTCTCCCGGAGCTTCGGTAGTGCCAGCTAATAGCGATCCTAGCATAACAAAATCTGCTCCTGCCGCCAATGCTTTGACAATATCGCCGCTAGTTTTAGCACCACCATCGGCGATAATTTTTACATCGCGGTCTGTTTGTGAGCAGTCAAGCACCGATTGAAAAGTGGGAACGCCATGGCCGGTTTGAATCCTAGTCGAGCAAATCGAACCACCGCCGATGCCAACTCGAATACTATTAGCGCCCCAGTCGGCCAAGTCGTTAAGGCCCTCTACCGTAGCTACATTCCCAGCCATAATATGAAACAAGTCTCCGTGCTCATCGCGCGTAGCCTTAATTGCGCGCTCTACCAAGACATGGTGACCATGAGCAACATCAAAACATATTAAGCGTACACCAGCTTGTTTAGCCAACTTGACACGCATGCGATAATCGTCCGAAACCCCTACCGCAATTCCGATGTTTGCTCGGGGATTAGAATCCCGCACCTTCATTACTTGCGTAATCTGATCGGCCGGCGTATTGTACCTATGCATAATTGCCATGGCACCTAAATTTGCCATAGTAGACGATAAATTTGAATTCGTAACAGTGTCCATAGGGCTAGCGATAATCGGCACTTCAAGATGAATTTGTTTATCTAAGCTGCTACCGATATCAATCTCCTTGCGACTTTCAATATTAGAATACTTTGGTACTAAAAGCACATCATCATAACTTAAACTATTCGTTGTCTTTTGCATTCTTTTTTCTCTCCTCCATAACTTTTGCGGTTTCTTCCATGCTTTCTACAACTGCGGCCACCATCTTATGCGCCTTGTCCCAACAATCTGGACAATACAAGTGTACCCGCCCTTGCGACTCGCGTACGGTCACATTCCATTTGCTAACCATCTCTTTGTTCTTCTTATCAAAAGGGGCTTCGCACATCAAGCATTCGTCTGGTAGTTTATCGAACAGCATGACCTTTTCGGCCAAGTCATCGTTGCCCTTTTTTCGCTGCTCTTTCGCCATAGCACGGCGCTGTTTGCGATTCACGCTCTCTCCATAGAAAAAATTTTCGGCCGAGATTCTCGGATGTACTGAGGAGAATTATCAAACACGACCACCGCCGAAGGGAAGGGCGCGGAATTTTGACTGTCGCCAAATTTAAGCCTACCTTTTACAAGATGGATCTCTGCGGCCTTCATAACATAATTGTGCCAATACTTTGTATCGGTTCTGGCTGGAATTAGCATCACCACTCTCGTTTCTCCGTCAAGCGAAGCCTCGTATCCCTTCTTAATCCAATTGGCAATGCCCTTTCCATAAGGAGGATTAACAAACGCTGTGAAGCCCGCCCAGTCTTTGCTTAAGCCATCTTCCGCTTCAGTAAAAAAATTGGCGCACTTTGTATTATGAATATCTGCGCAAGGATCAAGATCAAATGGACCGAAGCGCCAATTTAATCTATCATAAAAGGTCTGGGGCGTTGCCCAATTTCCCGTTTTGCTAGAAAACAATGTCTTTTGTGTTGCTTTATTCACCTGTACTCCCTAGGGCTCCGTCGCCTCTGTCGCTAATTGTAATTGGATACCAATTGTAAAGATTATCATTATTCGTCTCTACAGCACGGAAGTGTACAACCGGTACCATTACCACCTGTGCGATCTTTGTACCCGGCAATATATGCTGCTCTTCCGTGCCAACATTGTGAAGGTTAATAAACACTTCTCCGTCGTAGCCCGAATCAATGACACATGCACCAACAAGCAGACCTCGCTTTGCGGCGACTCCGGAACGGTTCTTCACCTCTAACATATATCCATGTGGTACACCAAACTTTAAACCAGTAGGCAAAACCATGCTACAACCGGGACTGATAGTTGCCATCGTGGTGCACGGCTCTTCAGGACTAAAGTGTATGTCCAAGCCGGCATCGCTCGGATTAGCCCTCGTCGGAGGAGTTGCTGATGGTCTCACTCGATAATACTCCAACAACATCACTTACCTCCTTTCTTAGTGTTTTTTGGGCTTACAAAGTCTGGGTGCCAGACTTTAAGTTTATATTGTGTGCCACCAGCTCCGCACCGTCGAATTTTGACTAGAAGTTTATTATCTGAATTTTCAGAAAGAAGCTTCTCTTTTCGCGCTGCGGCGTCGGCGTAGGTGCTTTCAATACCCACCTTTTTCCACGATTTGTTATTTTCTTTGTTTGGATCCAATGGAACCTCCTATTGTTCTATAAAATTTAACATACTTTTGACCTTGAGTCAAGATAAATCTGCTTCAAGGGCCAAAAGAAATTGCTGCTTCTGTTCGCGAGTGTGGCGCGAAAGCAAGCCCTGTACTGTGATCTTCTTCACTCTGCCGTAATCATCAAAGACCCAATTATCTTTGGCCACCTTGTTGCAGACCTGACATTGCGGGATGATGTTGGAGTCATCCATGGTCTTTCCAGGATCTTTGTGACCCTTTTCAAGCATGGTCACTACATTGTCATATCTATGAATTTCGCCTTCTTCAGAGCCACAAGTTGCGCAACAATTATCGTACTTCAACTTAATCGAGTTAAAGTCTAAATTGTGCTCTGTTCGACGGCTGATATCGAAATAAGAATTTGAATCTCTCAAGTCGACCAGCACATATTCGCCCCGCTTAAGTTTGCGGCCCCTGTAAACGGCCCCAGCTTGCAAAATATTGTAACCTGATTGTTTTCCTAAATGGCGCAAGGACTGCAAATCTTTCGGCTGCTGGTTTAGGCGTTTAGCTACAACGCGTTCGGCCGATAACTTCGACACAACCTGTCCCATATTTTGGTACAGATACAGCAACGCTTGGCCCCGCTGCGTTTTCTCTGCCGGCAGCTTAATTCCCTTAGTCTTAAGGTCGGCATCTTCATACTCCTTTTTTAAATCACTATAAGTCTTCACATTTTCCTCCTATTCAAAAGTAAAGTCAACATTCAAAGAATAAACAAACTTGGGTATGCGCAAATGATTTGCCAGCTTGTGTTTGGCGCACTCTTCCGCGTCTAAAAACCAATCTGCATGTCCTTTTTCGTGCACGATTTTTAAAAAATAATCTTCCTTTTTCCCGCAATTGCGAGCCATCATCTTGTAAACTATCTGATTTAACCTATCCGTCTCTTCGGCGCTTACCTTAACTTCCTCGACCTTTCCCCACGCCATTGATGAAACATCATGAATCATGACAGTTGCATTTGGATCCATAAACCTCATGCCCCGGTTGCCGAAAGAAAACAAAATTGCTCCACAACTCATCGCCTTGCCTTCAACTATAGTCGCTACTGGCTTTTCCGCATGTTCAATGTCAGCAATCATAGACATCAGCGAATACACTTGGCCCCCATATGAGTCAATCACTATGGGAATTACCGGCTGGCCAGAGTTATGCGCCGCGTTCATCTTATCAGAAAAGTCCTGTGCTGACTTTTCATCAAACCTGTTGACCCTGATTATAACAGGCTTATTATGTAACTCGAATTTTTCAATTCGTGGGTCGACTTCGTAAATTATCTTCATGATAGTAACCTAAAGTTGTGTCTTATTGACCTAGTTGAAAATCCCCACTGAGGATCATGATCTAATCGCGCCATATACGGCCGATTAATATGAACTGTATCTTTTCCAGGTCGTACTCCCCAACATTTAATACTCGTAGAGTTGCTGGTGTCGTCGATAACCTCTATGATCCAGTAATCTTTTCCGTTCTTTGTTTTGCGCGCGGTAACTTTCCTAGGAATGAACCACGCCACTTGCAAATCAATATCGAATTCAGAAATGGGGGGCACGAATCGCTCGTCCAACCTTGAGCGCACAATATCATCCATAACTAAGTTGATCGGGAACACCCCAGTTAGGTCGACCAAGTACTGTATCTTCTCCTCTTCTGTGAACGAGCCCTCTTCTGCGTACAGACCTATATTGTCTTCTAGATTCTTCAACTTTCTTGGCCTATCTACAGCTACCGCGCTCCAAAAATGCTTGTCGCCAGTAAACCGCTCATCGATTAGTGAATTTAGCGCGCCGCTGCGAATCAACACATCTAGCGCCTTCTTATTAAGTTTACTATAAACGATACTTTCGTTAAAGAGGAAATCCTCAATAGTTTGAAATGGTCTGTTTTCAACAATTTGCACAATCGCAGCATCGCCCAAACCTTTGATGGAGGTGAGTGGCTGAATCAAGGTTTTCCCATCTGATGAAATTTCCCAGACAGCCCCAGAAGTGTTAATATCTAACGAGCGGATCTCAAACCCCATGCTTTTTGCGGTATTGATTGCGCGTTCCTTGCGTCGTTCCGGCTCTTTGTCTAGAAAGGCAGCTACCCACTCCGGAGTGTAGTGGTGACAGAGCCACGCACACTGATAGCTAAGAATGCAGTAGGATACCGCATGCGACTTATTAAATCCATATCCCGAGAAATACTCAAATGTATCCCACAATTTTTGCGCATCAACTCTGTGTATCTTTTTCTGTAAACAGCCTGTAATGAACTTCTTGTAGATCTTCTCCTTTTCTCTCGCTCCCTTCCCGGTGCCCTTCTTGGTCAGAAGCTTTCGAAGCTTGTTACCCTCATCCAGCGATACATCACTTCCTAGCTTGTGCGCAAGAATGGCAATCTGCTCTTGGAAAATAAGAAAGCCGTATGTATCTGAAGTAACCTCTTCGACGATCGGGTGTATGTATTTAATATATTGCGGATTCTCTTTCGCCTCGACATACTTATCGTCAACATCGGCGCTAAGTGGTCCGGGACGGTAAATCGAAGTAATCGCAGAAAGGTCAATTATGTTAGTAGGCTTAGCTTTCATGCAGAATTCTTGCGCGCCGCGCTCAGTAAACTGAAAGATTCCGGCCCACTTTCCAGTGTGAAATATATCTTTATAAACACTCTCCTCTTCAAAGTTCATAACATCGGGGTGAAGATGTGTATCATAATAGTTCTTGATGTCCTCATATGTCGGATCTTCAATGTTGTGATGTCGCCGTAAAATATGCTCGATGCACCCCTCAATCATCCGAAGGGTTGAAAGTCCTAAAATGTCGAACTTAATGAATCCCATCGGCTCTAAGTGGCGCACATTCTGTCCTTCGCTCCACGGAGTCTGCCTCACTCCTCCGGAGTTAATTAATGGCATAAAGTTATCAAGGTTTTCCCCGACAACAACTCCTCCCGCATGGCGCGAGCAGGAGCGCACTTGGCCATAAAGCACATCGATATGGTTTGCAACCTTTGGATACTTATTTAGAAAAGCTTGCAACGAGGGACTAAATTCCTTTACCTCCTCGAATGTCGGAACATAAACTCCGGCCTTAATCCCGTGCTTTTGCTTAGCAGCTGGTGTGGCCTCATAAATCATCTTCCCCGTAACAGTGTTAACTTCCGT